TATTAAATTTAAAGAATTAGTAACTGACAACGTTTTTGATTTTTGTGCGGTATTGAGTGCAATCGGTTCAGAAGAAATCATTGGACTGTTCGACAAAGAACAGATTGAAAAGATTCAGGAAAAATCTATTGAACTGAAAGATATCGGTGTTGTAATGGCAACAAAGATTTGTGGTGTTCTGATCAGAAATCTTGCCAAAGCAAGAAATGAAATCTATTCATTCTTTGCCGGATGTACGGAGCATGATGATGGTACAAAGGTAACAGTTGATGAACTGAAAGAAATGAAATTTACAGAATTTATTAAAATTGTTCGTGCATTCTTTGGTGCTGCTGAAATCATTGCATTTGCAAATGATGTTGCTGACGCTATGGGTGTAAGTGTAGATCAGGAACAGACTGCTGCTGAAATTCCAACAGTTTAATGATTGCCATGATACATAGTAACAGATTAAGGAAAGGGGGTGGCTAATCGTTGGATATTTTTTCGTTGGTCGGAAAAATAACGATCAATTACGCTGATGCAGTGAACAACATTGAAAAGGTTTCAAAGTCTGCAAAGGACACAGCTGAAACACTGGAAGATGTTGATAAAAAGGCAGATGGTGCAGGTGATTCAGTAGAAGATGCCGGACAAGCTGCCAAGAATGCAGACAGTGGATTTACGACATGGAAAGCCACGCTTGCGAATTTAGCATCTACAGCAATCACAAAAGTAATTTCAGGATGTACACAGTTAGCTGAAAAAATGGCAGATGTGACAAAATCAGCGGTTGGTCACTATGCTGAATATGAACAGTTGGTTGGTGGTGTTGAAACACTATTCAAAGACAGTTCCGGTAAACTGATTGACTATGCTGAAAAGGCATATAAGACAGCCGGGATGAGTTCAAATCAGTACATGAATACAGCAACGTCATTTGCTGCTTCACTGATTCAGGGTCTTGGCGGTGATACTGCAAAAGCGGTTGAACTGACCAACCTTGCTATAACAGATATGTCAGATAACGCTAACAAGATGGGTACTGACATAGGTTCTATACAGGACGCTTATCAGGGTTTTGCAAAGCAAAATTACACGATGTTGGATAACCTGAAACTTGGTTACGGTGGTACACAGTCTGAAATGATCAGATTGATAAATGATTCAGGTGTACTTGGTGAAAAGATTGAAAGTTTGGATAACGTAACGTTTGACCAAATGATTGAAGCTATTCACAAGATTCAGGATAACTTAGGTATAACCGGAACAACAGCACTTGAAGCAGGTACTACAATATCAGGTTCATGGAGTTCAGTACAGGCATTATTCGAAAATATCCTGACAAAAGTAGGTTCAAAACTTGCACCTACTGTTATGGGATTTTTACAGCAGTTGTCAGACTGGATGGAAACCGTTGATTGGGATGCGTTTGCAACGTCTGTCGGTGATGCCCTACAAAGGGTATTTGACTGGATTCAAAAAATTGATTTTACAACATTCTTTGAAAAAGGAATGGACGGTGTAACAGAGTTTATAGAGGGGCTTGGAGATTTTGCAACCAAAGCAATAGAAGTGATTGGTGATATACAGAGTTTTATTGATATTCTCATTACATTATCACCGATTATTTTAGGAGTTGTTACAACGCTTGGTTCACTGGCGGTCGCTTTTAAGATTGGAGAGATCATTGACAATGTGAAAACTGCAATGACCGGGTTATTTGCTGCAATGTCAGCTAATCCAATCGTTGCGGTGATTGCTATAATTGCAGGTCTTGTTGTGGCACTGGTAACCCTTTGGAATACAAACGAAGATTTTCGTAATGCAGTGACAGCTATATGGGATTCAATCAAAAATGTATGGGAATCAGTCAAAGAAGCGTTTGCGAATTTTGTTGCAGCTATTGGTGAGAAAATCGAAGTTGTTAAAGAGTTCTTTGGAAACTTGAAAGATGCTGCATCAGAGAAGTTTTCAGCAATGAAAGAAGTTGTTTCAGATAAGTTTTCACAGATCAAGGGAACGATGGGTACTATAATGCAGGCTGCAAAAGATACGGTGTCTGAAAAACTGCAAAACATGAAAAATGCATATTCTGAACATGGCGGTGGAATCAAGGGAATTGCAGCTGCTGCAATGGAAGGTGTAAAAGGGTATTATTCAGCTGGGTACACATTCATTGATAATCTGACAGGTGGAAAATTGTCGGCAGTAGCCAATAAATTCAAGTCGAAAATGTCAGAAGCAAAACAGGCAGTTTCAAACAGGATATCAGAAATCAAAAATTCATTTTCAAATGGTCTTGGCAATGCCTATTCGACAGTTACCAATATACTTGGAAATATTAAAAATAAGTTTTCTAATATCATGGATTCAGCAAAGAACATTGTAAGTAACGCTATAAACAGAATTAAAAGTTTCTTCAATTTTTCGTGGTCATTGCCACATTTGAAATTACCACATATTTCAATCAGTGGCTCTTTCAGCTTGACACCACCATCTGTTCCACATTTTGGAATCAGTTGGTATAAGAAAGCAATGGACGATGGTATGATCATGAATCAGCCGACTATTTTCGGTTACAACGCTAAGTCAAATCAGTTCTTGGCAGGTGGTGAAGCCGGAAGTGAAACAGTTGTCGGAACACAGAGCCTTATGGATATGATCAGAGGGGCAACACATGACGGTGTGGTAGATGAAGTGCATTCATTACGTCTCGACCTCAATACGTTGATTGAATTTTTGTATAACTGGTTGCCACAACTTGCGAACCTGAAACTGGTAACAGATACAGGAGTGCTTGCGGGTGAACTTGCCCCGGCAATGGATGAAGAACTTGGTAAGATTTTTGATAAGGAAGGGAGAAGATAATAACAATCATATACTATCTAAAAAAGCAAAGGTATACAATTCTGCACCTTTGCTTTTTTTTTACCTATATAACCGTTATATGAGTTGTCAGGTGTATGTGAGCATGATAAAATACAAATAATCAAGGGCGGTGAATATGTGAAACAGTTAAAAAATTATGAGTGGTACAAAAATAACCCTGATGATAAAATATGGTGGGTAGACGATCATGAAAAAGTTGGTGAGTGGTTATTTAGTTTTGACAAAAAACATATTTTCAATATGTTCAGAGATTACCCACATGAACTGATTGACGAACAGAAAAAAATATTTGATGAAGAAAATCCATACTGGGCTAATTTCTTCAAAGATAGGGCGGTGTGATCACGTGGAAGTGCAGCAAGCGTTGAATGAGTATGAAAAGTATTTTGGTGTGAATTATTTCTTTTATATCGGACATGAAAAGAATGATCAGGAAATAATTCGGGAAATAGAAAATTGTATCAAGACCGGGAAAGCACAGAAAGAACCGGAATATGATCAGGGCAAACTATATTAAATGAGGAATGAGAAAATGGAATATCCAAGAAAAAACACAGAAGGATTGACGGCATTTGGAACGTTAATAAGAGAAAATAATATAATAAATGCTGATAGATGGAAACCGATTTCTGTATCTCAATTTGAAACATTTGTAAGTCAAGGGAGTTTGTGCAATATGCCCCGAGAGTTAAAAAAGAATATTGTATATAGTTTGCAGTACATACAATATATAGAATTACAGTTACAGGAATTAAATTTACATAGTATCATTACTACTATGTTATATAAAAATTATATCATTACGGGTGTATCTATTATTGAGGGAATATTTTATCATTTATTAAAATCTACAGGGAATTGGAGACAAAAAGAGTGGGAGTTAGTTCAGACGGTAAAAACTAATACATATCAAAGTCAAGGTGATAGTTTTAGAATTGAAAATCAAATATATAAAAAAATAGATCCAAAAGATGATGAGATGAATTTGGATTCGATGATAAAAAAGATTGAATCAAAAAATTTAATAGATATACAGCATAAAGGGTTTCCGTATATCAAAAGATTAAAAAGATTGAGAAATAGAGTACATTTGCAAATAAATGAACATCCAAATGATACAGATTGGAATACGTTTAAGGAGATTGATTATTTGTGGATGAAATATACCTTACATAGAATTTTGACTAACAGTAAATTTCAGAATGATGTAAATATAATTAGCTTCTTAAAGGTTACTAAAGAAGAATTGAATATATTACTTGCAGATCAGAAACAAGATGAGCAAAATGAGTGGTTCAGTGGTGGCATTGCCACCGACTTGCCACCATTGCAGACATACAACACAAGAACGCACAAGGCGGTAAAGTCTGAACTATTAAAAAATACTTGATTTTATAGGCTATTTGAGAATGTACAAAGCTGTACAAGGATTTAAAAACAGAACACTTAACAAAGTGTGCACGTCGAGACTGTGGTAGGACTACACAGAAAGGATATGTAGAAATCCTTGAATTTACGCACTTTGTAGAGTTTTTCAGCTTCAACAGGATTGCTGAAAATCACAAGGAAAAAGAGCTTGTGAGGAAGGTGACTGTTGTTGTAGCGTTAGACCTCGGTTGTGGGAACACAAAGAATTCTGAATATGAAAGTAAATAGAGAACTATCAGATATGTTGATAGAACGTAGGGATACTTGAAAGAGTGTCCCTATTTTTTATATTAGGGCATTCCATTAGGAGTGCCTTTTTCAATTCAATTTAAAAGGAGGTTCACTATGAACAACACAGCGTTAGGAGCAGAAAACAAAAAGGAACAGACAATCAATTTTATCAGCGAAGCACATGAAAAATTCTACTATGAAAAATTAAAAGAGGTACGCTATCAGGATGTGTACCACAAGGCACTTTGCTATTGCCTTGGTATCAGCGATGATACGAGAAGAAATGTTGATAGCATCTATGATTTTAAGACGGGATGTGTAAAAACTGAGTGTCTGCATGAAGGCTGGCAGACCAGTGGCAGTATGAAGGTGGTGCGAATAGCATTTAACCTGTATTGCAATGGCACACCGAGTGTAGATGATTACACAAAAACAGAGGAACAGGTAAACGAGTGCAGGCAGTATACAGTGGAGGATTTGTTCTGCTGTGCCTATGCACCTTTCTTTTGGCAGGCGATACAGATCCGCTATCCGGAGTATGCGACTTATAACCGGGAACTGTATGCCTTATTTGGAGGAGCAGACTAATGTTAAAAGTCAGATTGATGGGAACGAAGAATGACATTGTGTGGTTTCAGAAAATCTTACAGCGTCATCCAAAAGTAGAAGTTCTGGAGATATCAGAGCTTTATAGCAATAAAGGGACAAACAAATATTACAGAGCTTATGCGGAAGTGCAGAAAAGCAATGTAAAGAGCAGCAGATAAAAGCAAAATAGTAGAGAATAGGAGAATTTATCATGTGTAAAGTAATAGCAATCGCAAATCAGAAGGGTG